GGTCGGCACGCAAGGCCCGGATGACGGGCGCCACCTTGATCGCCTCCGGCCGGGTGCCGAATACACTGAGAACACGAATCATGGCGCGGTCATATCCTTCTCGTTTTTCACCAGCAGAGCGGTAATTAACCCGTGACCAGCTTAGGCGACGTGGACCGACTGCGTCGTGGCGCTGGAGGCGTTCCCGTCGTTATCGGTGACGATGAGGCTGACCACATAGGTACCGGCGCTCGCATAGGTGTGGACGGGGCTCTGGGTGGTGCCTGAGTTCTGGGTGGACGTGGAGCTGGCCACCGTCGTCGCCGATGATCGGATGGCGAACACTGCGGCAATGTTCTTGTGGTTGCCCGCTTGGACCCAGGTAAAGTCTCCGGTCCCAGACAGCCCGGTCGTCTGGAGAGAACTGGCGTGGATCACCGCGCAGGACTTGGTGCCGGTGCTCAACATCTGGAAGCGGCTCGTGAGCGAGCCCAACGGTGGCAAACACGAGATGGCCGAGATCGCGACATCGTCTTCGTAGTTGAATACCGCTATACCGATCATCGAGTTCTGGACATCTGGGGTGAAGCCAGGCACTACCGGGTTAGTGGTATTCACGGAGGAGAAGTTGACATTCGAGATCGGGTTTCCAGTTGGCAGCGCGTTCCGGTAGACAGACACGCCAGCTGCGCACGCCCCCACCGCCCCGGCCACTGTGATCGTCTTTCCAGCTGTAACACCCGTGGCCTTTTTCCAGTAGATCGTGCCTCTCCGGTTCCCGGTCGCGCTAACAACCTCAAATACATTACCACCCGACTCGTTATCCGTGCAGGTCGGGTACGCGAGCCCATTAGTGTGGTCCCGGCTCGTAATGAAGCAGTACAGGTCGTCCCCGGATTCTGTGGTGACCGGAATGGAAATCAGGCCCCCGGTGTCAGCGGTTGCCACCGTAAAGGCCGAACTCTCCACATGCACAACCGTCCCGGTCGAGCTGGCGGTCGCGATCTCGCCAATAGCCACAGCGGCATAGGCGTTGTCATCCACGGCGCTGGTGCCACCGATTGCGAAGTCCGCGCTGGCGGCCGTGGTCTGCCGGATCACGTTACTGGACGCAAACGCATTCCCGAAGGTGCTGTTCGCCACGAACGTACAGTTGGAGTTCGGGGCAAAACTCGCTGGATCGGTAGCGCCGCCATAATGTGCCGCCAGCGCAAGACAGGTCCGGGTACTGTACTGGAGGGTCACCGATGGATCGGCGATGTTGCCGTTAATCGAGTCGAAATCCAGGACCTCGGTATCACCGGCCGCCGTCAGTGTCATCCCGACGATGTGCATTTTGGTCGTGGTGGCCGACGTAAAACTCACCGAGAAGGTCTGTGCCCCGGCCGGGAGCCCCGAGCCCCGGAACCAGAGGTCTGCCGCCCCCTTTGTGCTGGCCACGTCCGTCGCCCGGACCACCCTAGAGAGATCGACGCCGCCATAGCTCACACCACTGACCCAGTCGGTCGAGAACGGCATTTGGTTAATCGCCACCACCACCCCCTTCGGGGTGCCGACTGGTGTGTGTGACCATGTGGTCGGATTCGCGGTGCCGAGCCGCGTGGTGCCGGAGGACGAGTCGAAGCCAATTGTCATTAGACGCCCCTAAGCCACGACTTCGTGGGAAACTGGTCGAGATAGGTAATGATGCTGCGAAAGGCGGTCGAGTTGAGGCTGGCCCAGGAGCCCGAGGACATCGCCTGATCGTCGTACCGCCACATGAGGAACCCGGTGCCATGCTGGCCGAACAACCGCGCAAAGGTCGTCATGTCAGATGGGATCATGCGACACTGGTAGTGGTCGGAACTCCCGTAGGTCCCCGGCCCCTCGGTTGGCCCCTGTGGGCAACAGGCGGAGGTCGGGTTGTTCCCACATCCGGCGATTTGAGCCCCGCCGTCCAGGATGTTGATGCCAAAGCACGCCTTGTGGCCGTCGCGCTGCAACATACTGAGTGTGCTGTTGAGCCAGGTCTGCGCGTTCCCGTACCGCTTCCAGTAGGCAGCAGTGATAAAGTCGATCACGGTATACGAACTGTTGGGCTCGAACTCCTGCCAAGAGTGGAAGACGCCGCAGGACAGCGTCGGAAATACGCTCTTGGTGGCTCGCGCCATGCCGTCCACGCTCTTTTTGGTCAGCGTCCCACGCGGTCCCCACTTCAGGTGAAACGGCTCATCTATCATCGAGGCGGCAAGAATCACTCCAGCCGACACCGCCGACGCCATCGAGGTCTTAAGGGCCGGCGTGTTGAAGGTCTCCAGCTTCGCCGTCCACTTGGATGAGTCAAAGACGCCGTTGGTGACATACCCCGCTGCCGCACCACCAGTCAGATAGACAATCATCTTGATCCCATTGGCGGCCGCATACGCCACGCGCTGATCGAATCCGCCTGGAGTCATGACATCTTGGGTGAGCGTCATCAGGGCCGCAGCGGCGGGGCGGCTGGCGGTCCCTGAGAAAGTCTGGGTGGCACCGAACGGGATGCCGAGCGCCACGGTGGTCGTTGAGGCCGAGGAGACAATGGACACCGTGTTCTGTGTAACATCCGTGTTCCCATTGCTGGCCGTCACCGTAAGCGACACGGGGTAGGCCCCGCCCGCCGCGTAGGTGTGCTTAGTATTCGACGACGCCGAGGTCGCCGCGTCCCCGAAGCCCCAGAGATAGGTGGTTACACTCAATGGGGCCGGGGCCGAGGCCAGGTTTGTGAAGGTTGACTGGAATCCGGTCACACTCCATGTGAAGTCCGAGGTCGGTGCCTCCCCAAAACCCCAGTTCCATGCGACCACGTTGCCGTCCGAATCGGCGCTCGTGTCCGTGAAGGTCGCCGTCAGGCCAGCCGTGGACACCGTAAAACCGGCGACCGGGACGAAAAGCGGGTCCGGTGGGACTTCCGGCTCTGCGGACGCCGTCACCAAGGCCGAATACGACGCCTGACCACCATTAACAGCCGTGACCACAAGGGTCACGACATAGTTGCCCGCTGCCGCATAGGTACGGGTCGGGTGCTGGAGCGAACTCGTACCGCCATCCCCGAAGTTCCAGAGCCAGGAGACAATCGTGCCAGCGGAGACAGAGGAGGAACTTTGATCCACAAAATTCATATCCAGGTTGTTGGACGCAACCGAGAAAAAGGCTGAGATGGTCCCCGATATGGGGCGGCCCTGGAAGACGGAGATGACGTTATTGACCACCCGGTTGAAGTCGGTAACCACAGTATTAATCAGGGTCCAAGTCATGATTTCCTCACCCAGAGTCCCAGGCCCTTACGTGCCATTTGATCCATCTGGCGGTCGTTCGGAGTCGAGATCATGAAGTTGACGTATCGCCGTTCGGCGTCGGCCGCACCGGCATGATTGGAGCGAGCGCGATGCACGTATTCCTCCGTTTTGTTGAGCCACCCAGGGTGCCATCGTTCATCCAAGAACGGCGTTTCGGTCGATACGACCAATGCCTGTTGTTTCGCGAGATACCGCATGACAAGCGATCCCCGGCTGTTGGGAATCGGGTCCAGCTCTAGGAAGTCGCTGTAGACCGCGTACCGGGCAGGCGTCCCCGTCTCGCTGGATGCGCTGTCAATTTGTGTCGTCATAACCATCGTGAGTTCGACCCGACTCCCCATGGTGTTCACCCCGAGCGTCGTCGTGGACGTGGAATAGAACCCGACCCCAATCACGCCGTCGTAATCGTTCGGCAGATCCACTGTGCGCTCATTTCCTCCCCCGGTCAGATTGGAGGTCGCGGTGAACTCCTTTGCCTTGTGGTAGACCCGGTTGGTGACCTCGGTGAGCGCCAAATTGGCCAGCCGCGACACCTCAGACGCAGAGAAGTCGCTGCGAGCCGCAAAGGTCGTGGCAAGGCTGATTACGTCCCCGAGAGATAAAATCATCTAGGTCCAGTCCTCCCGTGTGTCCGTGCCGGGATCGGTGGGAGTCTCGGTGTGGCCGAACTCCCCGATCTGTCCCGTGCGTATCCGCATCTCGAACGCCCGTATCCCGATGGCGTCCAGCGGCCAGACCCACTGGGCGCCGGGCACGGCGGCGGAGGGCGTCCCCAGCGGTCCCCGCGTGAACCACATCCCCAACGGGATCATGGACCCAGCGGGTCAATGCCGGCGATGGGCAGGGTGCCAGTGCTCACGGTCGCGGTCCACGAGGAGGTCACGTCGTCCACCGTGTAGACCGTCAGGACCGACCCCTCGATCAGCGACCGGTTCCGCAGGGGATAGAGAGCCTGAGAGACGGTGCGCCCGGCACTGGAGCCTCCCGCGATGTTCCGCCCCAACAGGGCGTCCGCGATCTCCTCCGTGGCATCGGTGGCGATAGCCGCAGCGTCAATGGCCGAGGCGGCAAACTTGGCGCTGGTGATAGCGGCGGCCCCGATAGAGCCCGCCACCAGACCCGAGGACTTGACCTCGACGCTCACCCCCGAATAGTTGCCGGCCCCAACGCTCGATGTCTGGATGCCGCCCGACTTGACCTCGAAAGATACCCCGGAATAGTTCCCCACACCAACCGAGGTGGTCTGGATTCCACCGGTCTTGACTTCCACCGAGACGCCGGAGTAGCTGCCGACTCCCACGCTGACCGTTTGGATGCCTCCGGTCTTGACCTCGACCGACACCCCGGAGTAGGACCGGGGGGTGATGTTGTCCGTGCCCCCCACCGTAAACGCCGAGTAGGTGGCCGACGTAATCGAGTTGGTCCCGATGCCCTTGGTCTTGATTTCGACCGACACGCCCGAGTAGTCCCCGACTCCCACCGAGGCCACCTGAATGCCCCCGGTCAGTATTCCCACGGACACGCCGGAGTAGTTGCGGGGCGTGATGTTGTCGGTCCCACCCACCGTGAAGGCCGAGTAGATCGCAGAGGTAATCGAGTTGGTGGCAATTCCCTTGGTCTTGACCTCCACACTCATGCCGGAGTAGTTGCCGGCGCCCACGCTGGTGGCCTGAATGCCCCCGGTGAGTATTTCCACGGAGACTCCTGAGTAGTTGCCCTTGCCCACCGACACGACCTGGATACCCCCCGTCTTGACCTCCATGCTTACACCCGAATAGCTGCCGACGCCGACGGAGGCGACCTGGATGCCCCCGGTCTTGATCTCCACCGATGCGCCAGAATGGTTGATCGGGGCGAGGTAGGAACTCGCGGTAGACGCCGAGGCGTAGATCGTCTGCACCGAGATATTCTGCCAGGAGGTCTGCGGCCAGAGGACATAGGTGTCGCCCGAGCGCGGGATCGACAGCCAACTAGAGCGGCACCATGCCGAGTTGTTGCTTCCGGTGTAGTCGGAGATGACGTTGCTCTGCCAGAACCCGCTCCGCATCATCACGGAGATCGCCATGCCGTTGTATACATCGTCCTGGCTCGACTCTGCCGAGTTGAGACGAATATGGTTGGCGTCTCCCACGTTGGCGCAGGTCAGGCTGGAGATGATCTGCTGGGCCATCCCCATCGTCTTTGGCCCGGTAAAGCTGGAGCGCGAGGCGTTCCAGATTTGTGACGGGTCCAGCGCCGACAGGAAAGACATCGGGTTGGAGTTGACCACCTGTACCGTGGCGATGTGCTGGGGGAAGTCTCCCACCGTATGGTACAGACAGTAGGTCCCGAGGGTGGCCACTTCCGCCGCCGTCATCTCCAGGCAGTACATCCCCTGGTTGGCGTTGACTTCCCGCAGGGTGCTGGTAGCCGAGGCCGTGGTCAGGCTGTTGGTGCCGATCACGATGGCGTCGTTCAGCGCCCCCGTATCCGGCGCAGTTCCGTTCGACAGGAAGATGCGGCAGGGCACCCGTCTCCGGGCGGCGGTGGCTTCATCTTTCTCGATCCAGATGCTCATGCCGCTTCCCCCACAATCACATGGCTGTAATACTGGTAGTAGTTGCCCGGCCCCACGTCCCCCACAATAGCGGGGTTGTCGCCCACCAACTCCACCACCATCCCGCCGTGCTGGATGTTCGCCGTAAAGTGCATGACCACGGAGTTTGCGCTGCTCACCGTGGTATAGGCTGAACTGCCCACCGTTTGCGACGGGGTCGTGTAACTCGCGGCCGACCCGTCGAGTTGGGTCCACCCATTTTGCGCGACATGGACATTCAGGACATTACCGATCGCAGTCGCGAACCACCCATTCGCAGTCGAGACCGCCGATGGCGTCCAGACCGTGAGGTCCTCCCCCGTATCTGCCGCACTCGTCGAGGACCCACTCACCGCGTTCGCGCCCGACGTTCCAGACGTGGAGACCCCGCTCACACCAACCACCAGCAGGTTGCACCCCGTCGCATTGTTCGGGAACAGGGCCGTAATCCGTGAGCTGCCGGGTGCGGCACCCATGCTCCGCCAGATCGAGAGGTTGCCTAGTTGCGAGCTAGCCGTCGTCGGCAGGCAGGTGACGGACGACCCGATGATGGAGAAGACCAGCCCAGCACCGGAGACCTGGCTCGGCTGGACCACCGTCCCCGCTGTATCCGTAACGGCCACGACCACGAGGACGAGTTCGTTGGCGTTCGGAGCCCGCGACGGGGCCACGCCATATAGATTCGTGTTGGCGGTGTTGCCGACCGAGCCCAGGCTGACAACGGTGATCGCCATTACCGACCCTTATGGGCGCGACAGGTACCCTGGTCCCACATCTCCACGGCTTCGCCTTTGGCGGGGTGAGAGTTCTCGTAGGTCTGCCGCGCCAGTCCAGCCAGACACCCGGCATAGGCCACCCGCCCGGTGGGCCAGAAGATGATGAGGTAGCGGTTGGGCGCCACCGCGCCGGGGAACCCCTCGGGCGCGTGGACTGCCGCCGCGGGTTCCGGGTGGGTGGCCGCCGAGAAGGAGGGGCCACGGGAGTCGGGCACCACGAGAGGTGGAGGCACCAGCGGCAAGGCTGGGACAACCGCGACCGGCAGTACCCGCTTCCGGCGGAACCAGCCCCACCCGAGCCAGACAAAAAACGCGGCGTGCTCGGCCAGCACCACGCCCAGAATCCATCGGTTCATCTAGCCCCCATCGGGGTGCAGAGGATTCTCGTGGTCGTGTGTACCTGCGCTTGCACCTGAGACGACTGGTGCCCGCGGGTCATTGCAGGTAGCGGTTCAGGAACAGGGTGTTGGCGCTAGTGGCGCTCAGACTGAAAACCGGCTGCTCCGCTCGAATCCACCGTGCTCCCGGATCAATGGTGAAGATCCCGGTATTGACCAGCGTGGTGGCGATGGACCAGTTGACCACCGCCGCCTGGAGGCCATTGTCGTTGGACAGCGAGATGGTGAACCGGCTGGCCGATCCGGTGGACGTGATGACGGAGACCGTGACCAGCCGGGCATCCCCCACAAAGTGGGCGGTGCCGGTGCCGGACGAGTTGGAGTCGAGGATCACCTGCGGCATTGTGTAGCTCATTGTCCCTCCTAGTTAGAACGGGGCGAGGCGTTTCCGCCCGCCCCGCTCTCCCCACCATCCCCCACCCCCACCCCAGCGATTACGGGGCGGCTGCGCTCACCGCAGAGGTCCCGAACGTGTATATCGTGTTCCCCGACCGCCCGACGAGTGAGCAGCCCGAGGCGCCGAAGAAGAAGCCGATCTGCATTCCCGTCCCGGCGAGGCTCGACAGTGATCCGGCGGTGGAAATGGTCCCTACCGACCACATGAACCCCGGCTGCCAGGTGACCGTCGCCCCCGACGCCACTACCTGGCTAGCGCCCAGAGCAAAGGTGACTGTGGCGCCGGACCCCACCTGGAGCGACGTACCCGACCCCAGGTTGACCTGCCCCAGCGAGGTCACGCTAATCGAATTACCACTCAGCGAGAGCGCCCCATCCAAGGACAGCGAACTGAGGTTGGTTCTACCTGTGATGTCACCAGCCATTTAGACCTCCTGTGGTATTCCGCGCCTGTTGAGCGCCTTGTTGTCCGCCCAAAGCTGCTCAAATATTTCGCGGTAGGCCGAGGTCCGCATCGGTGCTTCGGCCATCAGGCGACAGAACTCCAACACATTGTCGGCCTGCTTTTTCTTCACAATCAGGAACGGTGCTACCTGTCTCAGTAGCGACGGGATTGCACGAACCGTCACCCTTGCGGCGTAGCAGTCGCGATGATTTGCGACCTTTCGCATTTCCTTCTTAGCGGGAATGGCGGGTTTCGTCAAACCTCATCTAAGTTGTTGGTATTACTCAACCTCCACTTGTGCCCCAAAAACCACGCCATTCGCCAAACCCGACAAAAAATCCTTCTACGACTTTGTGCTTGATGACATCGGTGTCGAAGTCCTCCTCCATGCCGGTGCGAGGGCGAGTCTCCCAGATGAAGTTGAGGTCGTGCTGGTCGCCAATGGCGAACCAGGCATCGGTGTCGGTCTTGTAGTGCGAGATCATGAACGACAGCCCCTCATCCTTGAGGGCATTGATGTCGTTGTTGGCCGTCCCCGGCTTGTACTCGCTCTGGAGGATTTCCTTGGCCGTGAACTGGTCCTCCGGCGAGATGATGAGCATCTTGGGCCGGATGAGGCTGGGCCGTCCCCGCTCGTCCTTGTAGTTGTGGAAGTCAATCAGGCAGTTCTGCACCGCCGTGGGTGACAGGTCCACATCGGTGGAAGGCCGGTTCCGCTGGTTCGCTCCACCGTCCAGCCGCGTATGTGCGGTGCTGCACAGTTGAAGCGCATCGAAACCGGTAGCCGAGAAGCCATCCGCGGCCGTGGTGCCGAAGGCGTTGTTGAGCAGATACGCCGCTGTGACTTCCTGGAGGTCCACCGCCGACTTGATGAGCGCCCGCTCCAGCCGGTCCACCTGGCCGTAGAGGTCGTTCTTCTTCATCTCGTCGGTGATCTTGTAGCCCAGCCCGAACCGCACCGGGTTGTAGACCTTCGACGGCCCCGAGATGGGGTCGTCGTACTGGATCGCTTCGCCCTCTCCCTTGAGCCGGAGGGAGCCGAAGTCGGTCAGCTTGTAGTCGGTCACGGCGGCCTTCCCAGTGGTCCGGAGATTCACGAATGACGTGTACTCGACGGCCCGCTGGGGATAGGCTTCGTTCCAGATGTTGGAGATTTTGGGCTCCAACAGTGGGATGAACATTCCGCGTGTGATTGTCATTGGTCAGCCCCCTTACGTGGCGAAGGTTGTGGTGGAGGCCGAACCGAACACCCACTGCGTCGGTGCCCAGTAGATTTCGATCTTGCTGACGCCGGACGTGTCCTGGACCTTGCCGTAGACGCCGCCGATGGCGCTCACCGCCGAGGTCAGGGTCGCGTCCACCTGGTCCACCGTGTTGCCGGACTTCTTGATGCCGACGTATTGGCCGAGCGAGAGGGCGGACACCGCCAGCGTCCCGGTCTGCGCCCAGAAGGTGCAGTCCCCACCACTGGGAACCGCCACCAGGCACTTGTTGGGATTGGCGTAGGAATCCACCGAACTGTGGAGAGCGATTCCCACTGCGGCCGAACTGACCGAGGTGTACTCGACCAGAAGGCGCCGCGGGTTCATCGCGACGAGACTGCCCGCCACGAATGTCGCCGTCGAATTGGAGTCAAAGAGTCTGGTTGCCCAGTCTCCCCGACACGGAACGAGTCCCGCCATAGTTGTCCCCTCCCCTCCGCTCCCTCCAGCTCCATTGCTGGACGGTCCTACTTAGTGACCTCCGTGGTCGTCTTGGTGAACATGGGGTCGGCCTTGGCCTTGGTTCCGATGTCGCCCAGACCGCCCGGCTTGAACTGCATCCCATCCACCATGTCCTCGGTGCGGATCTTCTTCTGCATCGCGTTCCGCGCCGCGCCCTGCTGGTCAATCACAAAGAGCCCGAGGTCTCCCGCCGCGCTCTTGATCGTCCCATCCGGGGCGACCATTCCCCCCGGCGGGACTTCCTTCAGCCACGGTTGGCCGATGTCGGCCTTGGTGACGACCCGGTAGCCCTGGTTTCTCGCGTGGGCCACCCGCATCTGGTCGGGATCACTCCCCGAGCCCTTCACCTGGCGGAACCAGCGAGCGTTGACCGGGAGAATCGAAATCTCCTGCGCCCGAATCTCGCCGTTCGCGTGTCGCTTCAGATCCACGTCGCGCTGGACCCGCATTTCGGAGAAGCCGGGGACGTAGGTGTAGTCCCGCTGGGCCACGCCCTCGGCCCGGAACGACTCCATGTCCTCGATGCCGCCGAACTCTGTCACCTGGGTCGCGTCGTACAGCGGCTTCTTGTCAGCCACGGATGACCGCGCCCTTTCCGTACTTCACCAGATCGGCCATGTACTGCTCCGGGGTGATGCCGACGGTTGCGCAGAACTCGCGCACCTCGGCTTCGGTGATTCCTGCGGCCTTGGCAGCCGTGGCCCATGCCTTGGGCACACCCTCCGCCTCGACCGAAATCTGTTGTGTGTAGGGTCCGCCTCCCGAGCCCCCGGTCCCTGACCGGATCGTCGGATGCGATTCATCCACCAACCGCTGCGCCTCTTCGGCCGCCAGCTCGTGGACGTGTCGTCCTGACACAATATCCACAATGATGGACAAATTGTCAACATCCCAGTTCTCCACTGGCAGCCGTTGGGCCTCGGCGTAGATCTCCCGGCCCCACCGCTTGAACTCCTTGGGCCGTTTGATCTGGAGCAATTCCCATGACGTTTTAGCGTTCCGCGCCGTCGCCACCGGGTCGGACACCGGGCGCTGGGAGGCCAACTGATACAGCACGTTCTTGACCTGTTTCCCGGTCAGGTAGTCGTCATCCGGCAGGTCCAGGTCGAAACGGTTGACCGGAGGAGCCGGTGCCGGGAGGGGCTGGTTGAACTTCTCGGCCACACTGGCCAGCGTCTCCGCGATCCCCAGCACCTCCTCCGCCGACCGGCCGGCAAAACGGGAATGCCCGCCTGCCCGCCACGGCTCAGGACTGCCAGAGGTGGGAGCCGTAGAAGATGGACTGTTGGTGCTGCCGTCGGGATTCGTCGTCGGTTCGATCTCGGGCATGCAACGCCTCCGCCTTTTCGATGAGGATGTCTACCAGGTCCACGGCCCGGCGGGCGGACTGGTAGGCTCCGCATTGCGCCAGGTACTCGTCATGGGGTAACGCCTGCCCCAGCCGGTCATACTCCGCCTGCGCCACCCGCTCCAGCAGGGCTTGGAGGTGCCCCCATTCCTTGTGCTCCCGGAGCACCCTGAGGTGCGCCACTTCCAGGGGGGAGGAATTGTAGGGCAGCTTGGGGGTCTCCGATGGCCTGAACCGGATCCTTGGGAATCGTGGGAACCACTTCATTGAGATTCCTTATGTCGAATTGCTCAAACAACCGCTTCATCGTGAACGCCAGTCCCTGGGCTGAATCCAGGGCTACCTGTCCCACCGGGGTGCCCCACGCCTGCATCGCCTGCATGATGAGCTGGGTCATCACCGGGGCCGTCTGCATCTGCAACTGGATGAGTCCCATGAACGCCTGCTTGGCCACTTCCTTGTTGGCGGTGGCGCTGGTCGCCGTGAGCCCCACCCCCAAGCCGTATTCCACCGATTGCAGGGGCATCCCCAGTTTCTGGACCACCGCCATCCCGGCCTCATCTCCCAGAACACTCAGGGAGGCGGCCAACAGCTTCTCGCCGTCGGCGTTGATGCTGGGCTGGGCGTGCTGCTGCACCAACTGGATCACCCGGAGGCCCACTTCGGAGAGGCAGCGCCGCAGGTCCTTGAGCGTCAGATCTGGCCTACGCGCTCCCTCCTCCAACAGCGACTGCACCGTGGTGGCCGGGGTGCGGGAGGGAATCTGCTGGATGTTGCCGGAGTTCAAGTCGCTCACCCCGGTGCGCTGGCGACCCAGGTAGGACACCGAGGTACGTAAGCCATCGAGGCCCGGATACACTCCACCGCCCAACTGGAACGGCATGATCTCGTCTCGGGGGTTGCCATCAGTGATGAGCACCTTGCCGGGATACCACGGCTCCCCCGCTGAAATGTTGGCCCCCTGCTTGGCCGCCAAACAGGTAGCGTTCCCCAGGAGCACATTGTCGTGGGTGTAGTTCAACAGGTCGGATTCGATGGCCTGGAACATCTCCTTCTGCTCGCAGACGCCGATTCCGAAGAACCCCTCGGTGGGGAAGTAGACCGCCTTGGTGTAGGGCCGTCTCCCGTGGTGATACCGGAGATAGGTGCCGCGGATGATGGTGCGTGTCGGCAGGTGGTATTCCACCACCACGTCGTCCTCGCTGGTGCCTTGGGTGGCGAAGCGAGCGTGAATCTCGTAATACTCCACCTCGTTCTTGGGCTGCATCCCCACTCCGCCCACCGAATGGTCGGTGGCCGGCCCCAGGGTGTTCTCGAAGGGGAGACCGCCCAGCGTCCCCGACAGCGGCATCTGGTAGTCGAGCGCCTGGATGGTGTCATCGTGAGGCGTCTGCGAGGGCTGCAACCACTGGCGGATCTTCTCCACCGCCATCCGCCCGTAGTTGGGCTGGTAGGGCTCGGAGGCGTCGGCTATGCTCTCCAGCCGCTCGACCCGCACCCGTTGGCGTTCCGCGACCCACGGTGCCCCGCCCTGGTCGTCCGGCTGGATGGCATAGCTGTAAGCCGGGAGGATGAAGTCCACCAGCCGCACATGGTCCACGATGGGGTGGGACACGGTGCGTGTCGCCCGCACTCTCCCCCCATCGCCGTCATAGGTCCACACGTTCCGGCGCTCGAAGAGCCAGTCGGTCTTGTAGATGCAGGTGCCCAGCTTGACCAATTCCAGGAAGGCACGTTTGTTCACGTCCTCCATGTGGAGAATCGCTGTGTCGAGCCACTGGAGAAAGTCTTGGATCGGCTTGGCGCTATCGGTCCACTGCGGGTTCAGGGCTTCCAGGGTCCAGAGATTGGCGGGGGCATGGACAGTTTGTACAAACTTGGCGTAAAGCTGGTCCACATCAATCGCCGTGACCGGCATGATGAAGTTGGCAGCTCCTTCAAACGGAAAATGCTTGGTGGGTTGGGTCGCGGGAGCGCGGTACTGTTCCAGCCAACTTCTCCACCGTTGTTCCAAGGCAGCGCGAGCAGAGAGGGCCGCATAGACCTCGGTGTCTATCCAGTCCTTGAAAGCATCTTCTCGACCGGATGCCCACCGAATCCGCTTGTCGGCCACCCTACTTCTCGGTCTCTACCACCCGGCTGGGACCGTCCCACTCCGGGGTCAGTGTGACCTTGTTGTCGGCGGCTCGCTCCATTCCGTGGGTGTCCTTGTAGTCCTGGGGACCGGCCTTGCCGGTGCCCTTGCTAGAGCCCTTGACGGGGCGGGGACGCTTGGGGACGTTCCGGTTCCAGCACTTCATGAGGTAGTACCTCCCGTCGCAGTATTGATAGTACCCCCACAGGCAGTACCACATGTGATGGTGGTTGTGCCATAGGGATAGGGGTAGGGGTAGGGGTAGGGGTAGGGATACCACGGGACGAAGGCCGGACTCACTGTGGGGTTCGCCGGCTTTCCGCAGCATGGGCAGTATTGCAGGCACTGACACATACCTAGAGCCACCCTTTCCGGGCGGCATACCAGTGGGCGGCGGCTCCACAGACGATTCCGAAGATAAAGGTGACCATCAGACTTCCTCCCCGTCGAAGGACTGGACACCGGCCGGCCACTTGTCGCGTGGCGAGCCCCCTGGGGCTGACTTGCCGGGGTTGGATTTGGTGGTGGTGGTTTCTTTCAGGTTGGCGGTGCCGCCCGCGTCCTTGCCGCCGCCACTGGGGCTATCGGTCTGCGTGGCGGTGTAGACATGGGGCTCGGCCCGGAGGTTCGCGGTTCCGTCGGTCTTGGTGACTGCCATGAGGATGCCTCCCGAGAGGGTGTGTCCCAATGGACACAGTATGTGTCCTAATATGGGGACAGCCCCCGCAGAATGCAACCAACGTGACTATTTACCGGTTAGGACCGAGCAGACCCGGAACAGGAGGGGTGGCCATCAGGCGCGGCACAGCGGGTACCACAGGTGGGGCAGGCGTACTGCCGGGGAGGGCGACTATCCGCCTTCCGGGTGCGGCCCGGTTGCCCCTTGACCATGTACTCCACGGTGGACTTGGGGATGCCGGTGGCGTCAGCAATTCGATCCCAGGACACCCCGAGAGTCCGCAGGTGCCGCACCCGGTCGCGGTCCCCCACCCCATGCCGGTTCACGGGCGCATCCCCCGCTTGGCGTAGTAGGCGGCCAGTTCGGTTTGCTGGCGCTGGGCGGCCTTCCGGTCGGGGGTCTGTCCCCGCCGCACTCGCCCTGGCAGCATGGACAGGGCGTCCAGTATGTCTTTCCGGGCGGTCTGGGGGAACTGGGCATACTGGGCGCGGAACTCCAGAAACTTAGGTCCCCGCCCGATGTAGATACTGGCTCGCTGGAAGGGTTCCTCCAACCCCAGAATCCTATCGTCTTTCGACCGATTTCCGGTGGTCACGTCCTCGAAGATCACGTTTAGCCCGTCGGCGCGGGTGAGGTCCCGGAGTTGGTCGAAGAAGGCCCGTTGCTGGGCGGCGATTTCAACAAAGACCTTGCGGATACCGTAGCGTCGAACAAAGCCGATGAACTCTTTCTGCGCCGCCACATAGGTCCCCCGCTCCGAATAGATGTCGAGGAGCAGGTGATAGCCGTCGGCGGTTGATCCCACAACGACAATCGCAGCTCGCGCTCGATCACCGCCGTGATGTTTGCTAAAGCCTCCGGGGTCAACAAATGCGGTGATGTCCAGCGCCGTAAGTCCACAGGTCCGGCGCCGGCCCGATAGGTCAGTGAAAGACAGTTGGTCCCCGGAACTGTTTTCGGTCCAGTCATAGAAGCGTAACCAGCTTTCCTTGAAGGTGGCCGTCAGTTCGTCCGACGGGTTGTTGAGGTAGTTGGCGGCGAACAACTCAGGGTCCTGCAACCGCAGTTTGGCCAACGCCTCCAGCCCATACTTGGTCTCCCCCAGCGAGATAAAGGCGGGCTGGCCGTCCTCGATGGCCGCCCGACGGAACACCACCAGATCCCCCACCCGGTAGGCGGGGAGCCGCTGGATTGTCCCATCTGACAGCTTGGTCTTGAGCAGGAAGTGTTGGGGGGTCTGGCCATAGCCGAAGCTCTCCTCCAGGTGTTCGTAGGAGTCCCCATGCCACCACCTGGTCCCAATGAAGTCAATAGACCGGTCGAGCGACCCCGACAGGAGGGGCGGCAACTGGTGAATCCAGCGGTTGATGCCCCCCATCACGTCGGCCACGCTGCCGGCTCGGGCCGACTCCATGGCGTCCCGCGACAGCATGTCGTCAATGAAGATCAGGTCGGGGTGCATCCCGGTGCGGGTACCTCCCACCCCGGTAACGAACACGGTGGGCTCATTTCTCCCCTCCGGCCGGTTCACCGTGATAGCGGTGGCGCTCCAGGTGGTCTCCTTGAAGTTGTCAGGGATGACTTCGGGGTAGAGGGTCCGGAGTAAGGTGTTGGACTCGAATTGCCCCTTGATCTCCGACAGGATGGCCATGGCCATCTGTTCCTTCTCGTTCACCAGCATGATGGCGATGTCGGGTTGCCGGCAGATGCGCTGGATGACGTAGGCTTTGGTGATAACCGTGGTTTTCCCGGTGCCACGGGGCATCTCGAACTTCCGCACCCACGCATTGTCCAGGGCGGGGACGCCGGTTTTCCGCTCCACCACCCGGCAGAGCAGCTTGTGGGCCTCCTCCCGCATGGGCACCTTGTCCCCGTAGCCCAGGATGACCGACGCGAAGAAGTAGAGATCGGAGAGCCCCTTGTCCCGCAACTTCTGCCACTGGGCGTCACCGGGGGTGAACTCCAGGAGGTCGGTCACACTCGAGTCTCATTGTCTTCCTCGATGGGCTCCGGCTCCACCACCTCGTATTCCACGTCGGAGACCTCCTCCTCGGTCTCCGCCAGTACCTTGCCGATCAGCGCCTTGGCCTCCCGCGATCCAATGTGAATCGTGATCCGCGGGGCTGTCAGTTCCGGCTCCACCCGCTTGGGGAACGCCAAGGCAGGTACGAACTCGGTCAACTGCCGGACCTCCTTCACGTCCACCATCGGCCCAAACACCGGTCTCCCGTCCTTCCCCATCTCCACCGACCCGTCCTCGTTCATCTTGAGGTCCGCCGCTCGCTCCAGGGCCACCCGCCGAGCCTGCACGTTCAGGGTCAGGTCCTGCACCATCATCTCCCGGACCTGAAACTGGGCATCCTCCTGCAACTTCCGGAAGTAGTCCCCGAAGTCGGTTCGCTGCTCCAGGGCTATCAGGGTCTTGGTCTCGATTTTCCGTCGCGCAAAAAAATTGGCCCGCGCCGTTCTTTCCGCCCGACAGGGATGGATCACCCCCCGCCGACCCGCTGCCGCCAGGTGCGCCTCCGGCTCCTGTGCCAGCCACTGGGCATAGGCCAGCATCCAGGGAGCCAAGGGACCGCGCTCGGCCCACCGCAGAGTGGTCGTGGTGGGCTTGGGGATGGCCCGCCGGCGGGGAACAGGAAGGTCGTCGGTCATGGGGCAAGCCCACAGTCAGCCCAGACCGCCCCCCGGTGCTCCCGGTCCCCCACTAGTACATGCAGCATCTCGTGCTCCACCACAAACCGGTCCCCTACCCGGTCCTCCCGCACCCAGATATCCGTCCCCCGCTGCCTTCCTAGAACCCCCACAGACGCCTCCCCCTCCAGGATGTAGAACCTGAGCCTCCCAAAATCGCCCGTTACCCCCGAACACCCCTCAACCTCACCCCACCAGCCCCCGTACTCCGCCAGAGTCCCATAGGGCCGGTCCTTCGAGGGCTCCACCATACAGCCCACAAGGCCTAAAAGGAGGAAAAGAGGGGATATACGCATCACCCCACAACTTACAGAACACACTCGGCAAATACAACCCCCCCCAATTGCCCCATTTTCATGGCGCAAATTGGGGGAGAGGAATGCACACACATCCCAAAGGGGAAGGGGGGTCTGGCACTTG